ATGACGCTTGCCAGAGGGTGGGCTGTGCGACTGTACGGGCTGGTGTTTCGCTTGTTGATCGTCGTGGTGCCTCAGGCCGGTGAACTGGATGTTATCCTGGACATACTGGATGGAGAGAACGATGAGCGGATTCTATGACAACATGTTCTCCGACGACGAGCTACTGGACGTCGGTCGGCTAGCCACGGCCGGTGACGTCTCTGTGGATCAGGAAATCAGCATGCTGCGAATCGCGATGAGACGCGTTCTCGAAGCGCCCATAGATCCCGCCAGGGCCCTGCAACTCCTAGGGCGCGCGTGCGGTCAACTGGCCACACTGATGCGCGCCAAGAGGGCCCTGTCCGGTGAGGCGGCCGATGGCCTGGCAGGCGCCTTTGCCAAGGCCCTGGATGAATTGTCTACGGAGCTAGGGATTGAGCTCTAGTAGTGGTAGGGGGCCGAAGTCAGCCGAGGTCGCACTGGAGAGATAGGCTCGCAGGGACTGAAGCCCCCACCGTTTTCCATCAGGAGTGTGAGGTGTAATGCAACCCAACGGAGAGGGAGTCAAGAGGCTGAAAGAAGTTCTGCGGAGATATCGCAGCACCCGGGCCAGAGGGGTCACCGTGGATCAGAGGCCGGGCTGCGTGTACGGCATGCTGACCAGAGAAGAACTGGAGGAGCTGACCAAGCAGATGGAAGAGCTGAGGACCACACTGAACAAGATCTACGTCTCTGTACTCCTGATGCTCATCGGCCTCGTCGTCAACATCATGCTGGACAAGCTGGGGGTGCTATGAACTGGTCTTTCGACCCTTCGTCATGGCTCAAGACAAGTACAGCCTTCGGCCTGATCAGGACGAGGCTGGCGGAGCGGATCTTCGGTGACGTGATGGATCGTCGGGTGGCGGCGGCGGTCAAGGTGGTCGACAACAAGTGGTGGGACCAGGTCGGCGGCGGTGCCGGCCCTCAAGACAAGAAATGGTGGGAGCTACGGGATGACTTCGAGGATGCACTGGAGGCCTGGCGGACAAATCCGCTGGCCTTCCGCATCGTAGCGCTCACGACGGACTACGTGGTCGGCAGCGGCGTGCAGATATCGTCACCTGTGAAGTACGTGGACAAGTTCATCGGCGACTTCTGGAACCATCGTCAAAACAAGATGGGCATGAGGATCTATACCTGGTGTGACGAGCTCACCAGGTCTGGCGAGCTTTACGTGGTGCTGTTCACGAATCCTGCGGACGGCATGAGCTACGTCCGGACGATCCCCGCCGTGAAAATCAACGAGATCGAGACCGATCCGGACGATCTGGAGAGAGAGTTACGGTACCACGAGATCCGCCACGATGACCCTGTCAATGGCAAGTGGTGGTCGTCCTGGGCTGGTGGCAAGGATGACGTCGAGACACCGGTGGTGCTGCACTACGCTATCAACCGTGCCGTGGGGTGCGTCCGGGGTCAAGGTGACCTGGTGGCGATCCTGGGCTGGCTGCGGCGCTACAAGGAATGGCTGGAAGACCGGGTACGGGTCAATCGTTACAAGAATGCGTTTCTATGGCACGTGCACCTGGAAGGTGCAGGGCCTGGTGACGTGGAATCGAAACAGACTCAATACTCGAAGCCTCCGTCTCCTGGGTCGGTGATCGTGACTGACGAAACTGAGACGTGGACACCTGTCCAGCCGAAGATTCAAGCGGAGGACGTGAAGGATGATGGCAAGGCTCTGAGACTGATGATCGCTGCTGGTGCTGGGGTTCCGCTGCACTACCTGAGCGAAGGCGAAAGTGCAACCAGGGCAACCGCAAAGGAGATGACGGGTCCGACGGTGCGCCATTATGAGCACCGTCAGTTGTTCTTCTGCGACGTGCTGCTGGACGTGATCGAGAAGGCGGCGTACAGGGCAAAGGTCGCGGGTCGGATGGATCACCATCCTCGCGGTGGACTTCAGTTGGGGTATACGGTGGCCGACCTGCGCGAAGAGGACAGCGTCAAGGTAGCGGAGGCTGGCAAGACAATCATGGAGTACCTGGCGGGCATGAAGTTGCAGCGGTGGATCACTGACCGGAAGGCGATGGAGTTGGCGTACAAGTTCATCGGCGAGGTCGTGGACGTCGAGGCTCTGATCAAGGAGCTTGCTGAGCAGGTCGACGGGTCGGGTGCGTCGGAGCGAGACGGTTAGTGGGTCTTATTATTGGTCTTATCATTCTTTTTTATCATTCTTTGGTCTTATCATTCTGATGATCTGGTGACAGGCGAGAGGATGGCCATGGCCACGGTTGTCGCCAAAGGGAGGGAGGTTTCAAGGTGAAGTGCGAGGTTTGCGGGAAGGGGTACCAGACACGGTCGGGGTTGCGGCGGCACATGAAGGCGGTGCATGCCGGCGACGGGCCTGCTGCGGAGGTTGCGGCGAAGGACGAGGCGGGTCCGACCGTTGCGGGCCAGATTACAGCGGAGGACTACGGGCTGGTGCAGGTGTCAGCGGAGGTGATACGGGACCTGGCCGGTGGGTCTCAGGAGAACATGGAAGCGTTTTTCGTGGCGTGCAAGGAATTGGGCGTCGAGGCGAAGGACGTGATGGGGCTCAAGGTGTACGACGACAAGGTGGTGATCATCGAGGGACCTACGGGGTGGAAGCGGGTCTGGCGGCGAGAGTAGGCTGGAGATTGCTTCGCTGTGCTCGCAATGACAGGGTGGGAGGCAGACGATGGGTGAAAAGGTGCTCGAAGATCGCGCTCGGCTGGCGCTCGATGTGGACCTGGCGGCAAGTGATGGTGGCGCTCGGTATGCAGTGACGCTGGTCAAGGCTGGCGACACTCTGCATGGGTGGCGGTTCCCTGCGCCTGTGCTGGCGGCTGCGGTGGGCCAGTTCGAGGGTGCAAGCTGCTTTGTGGACCACGTCGGGTGGCTACAAGCTGGGGCAAGCGTGCGAGACCTGGTCGGTGTGATAGCCGACGTGGGTTGGGATGCGGACGTTGGAGACCGCGGGGGTATATCGGGTCGCCTGCGTCTGAGCAACGCGCCGGCTGCCGAGTGGGTTGAGAACCTGGTGGACCAGATCATCGAGGACCGCGGTAACGGTCTCCCTGTGCCGAACGTGGGTCTGAGTGCTGACGTTTTCTGTGGGTACATCTACGAGGGTCGAACGAAGGTGGCGACTGTGGTTCGGTCGGTGTACTCGGTGGACGTGGTTTTCTATCCCGCCGCTGGCGGGTCGTTTGATCGTGTCTTGAATAGTGTGACGCGAATAAAAGGGGGTGTAGAGATGGCAAAGGAGAAAGTGACAGAGGATGGCAAGGCTGTGGATTCGGTCGCCGCGTCGGTAGCCCCTGGCTCCGGCGAGGACCGAGTGATCGCGAAGGAGATCCCGCCTCCGGGTGGGGTCGAGGCAGTGCAGACCGCGGTAGCGGTCGAGGCGGCGACGGCTGCTGATGCAGCCTCTCAGCAGGCAGAGGCTTTGCTACGGAGCCAGTGCCAGACGGTGCTCGAAGGGGCGCTGACCTGGTGCGACTTGCCGCAACCAATGAAGGATGCGGTCAGGGTACAGTTCAGCGGCCGGGTGTTTGCACCCGAGACGCTGGACGCTGAGATCGAGCGGTACCGGACGATGCTGGCGGGCATGCTAGAGGACAAAGTGATCAGGGGTGCCGGCGACGCGCTGGACGGTGCGAACGTGTCAGGGATGCTGACGAGTATGGACCGCATCGAGCTTGCCTTCGAGCGACTGATGGGGTTGGAGATAGCCGACTCACATTCGGACGTGGCACGGCTGTCTGGCATCCGCGAGATGTACCTCATGATGACCGGCGACTACGACTTTTATGGCCGGTTCTTCCCTGAGCGAGTCCAGTTGTCGAACGTGACCACAGCCTCAATGACGAGTGTGGTCAAGAACGTGCTCAACAAGCTGCTGTTGAAGGCGTACAACGTGCGGCCTCGGTGGTGGTCTCCGATCGCCTACGAGGAGGACTTCGGGACTCTGAACCAGATCACGTGGATGAAGTCTGGTGGCATTGGCAACCTGCCAACGGTGGTGGAAGGTGCAGCGTACACGGAGCTTGACTGGTCGGACAACGAGGAGACAGCGGACTTCCTGAAGAAGGGTGGCTACATCGGCATCACCCTGGAGATGATGGACCGTGACGACGTGGGAGCGGTTCGCAGGGTACCTCGCGAGATCGGCAATGCGGCATGGCGGACTTTGTCGGGTCTGGTCTCGGCGTTGTTCACGGCCAATGCTGGGGTAGGTCCGACGATGGCCGACACGGTGGCGCTGTTCGATGCGGCGGGCCACACCAACCTGCTCACCACGGCCCTCAGTGCGGCGCAGTGGGACGTCGTGATCCAGGCGGTGTACCAGCAAACGGAGCCGACGTCGGCGGCGGTGCTGGGCATCCGGCCTCAGTTCCTCTTGGTGCCGATCGAGCTTGAGCGGACGGCGATGACGATCCTCGAACAGCCGTGGTCGGACACCGACAACAAGCATTACCTGGAGCCTCGGTACAAGAGTTCCCGGGTGGTGACGGTGCCGGAGTGGACGGATGCCAACGACTGGGCCGCGGTGTGCGCACCGGAGGACTGCCCTGGCGTTTGCATCGGGTACAGGTATGGGCGTTCTCCTGAGTTGTTCGTGGCAGATGACCAGGTGGTGGGGTCGATGTTCACGAATGACGAGATGCGTATCAAGTGCAGGTTCTTCGTGGCGGTCGGTGTTGCTGACTACCGTCCGCTGCACAAGAGCAACGTGGCATAGAGCGAGTGGCGCGAGAAGGTGGATGGTGACAGGTGGCGACTGGATCGGATCCGAGCTGACGATTATCTGTCACCATTCAGGTCGGAAAAGGGAGGATGGACTGTGAAGTCAAGGGTGGTGGTTACGGTGGTGGCGTTGGTGGCGCTGTTGGCGGTGGCGCTGCTGGTGTCTCGGCCGGCGGGTGCGATGGGTGCCGTGACGCCTCCAAGCGAGGGGTCAAGTCTGACGCCACAGTTTGTGGTGAGCATGGTAGCGGGATTGTTGGCGCTGGCTCTCGAGGTCGTGCCTGGACTGAGAGAATGGTGGTCTAAGCTGACCTGGGAGGCGAAGCGGTTCGCGTGGTTGATAGGCTGCGTGGTCGTTGGCAGCGGACCTTGGGTGTTGGGATGTATCGCTCAACGGTTCGGGCTGGACCTGACGGGCCTGGTGATGGTGTCGGCTTGCGATGCGGACTCTTTCGTGCAGGGCCTACAGATCGCTTTCCTGGCCTACTTCGCTAGCCAGTCCGTCCATGGGCTAAGCGTGGCGGGCCTCAAAGCGGCCGGGGTCTACCACAGGACGAGCTAAGGCAGCGGGTACAAGAGACTCTAGGAGGTCTGAACATGGCGAACGAAGTGATGCGGGTAATCTCGTTTAGCAAGTCGCCTCTGATCGATACCGATGGCGTGATCGACTTCCAGGCGTTGGAGGACATGACGATCGTTGGCGTGTCCCTCTGTGCGACGGTGTTCACCGGCACACCGACGGGATTCACCGTGGACATCCAGGACGATGGTGCCGACGTCATCGCGGCGATCACGGCGAACACGGCATTGACGCCTGGGGTGTGGCAGTCGGTGCACATGGGAGGCACCGAGGATGCGGTGCACATCGCGGCCGGCAGCGAGGTCGAAGTGGACATGAACCTGACGGGTGGGTCTGCGCCAACGGCGGAATTTACGCTGGTTATCTGGTACCTGGGTGGTGCACAGGGCTAGAGTGGATTGGAATTCGATCATGGCCGCCTGGCCGTGGTCGTGCGAGTGTGGCGCGTGGGCGAGCGTGCTGCTCTCGCTGTTACCTCCGATGGGAGGCTGGGGCCTGGGGGTGGTGCCCCTGGCCCCGCCTCCTCCGCTAGTGGTGACAGATGGATCTCCAGGATCCGGAAAGTTTGTCACCAAGGGAGGGACGCGGTGGAGATTGCTTCGCTGCGCTCGCAATGACAGGGGGGCTGGTGGACGTTCAACGAGGGGTAGTCAGGGCGTACGATTCCGCTAATCACCAGGCCGACGTCCTGGTGTACGGGTCAATGAGCCGCGTGATCCTCGGTGTGCCGGTGTCTGACAGTATCGCTCCGGAACTGATGGCGGTTGGTGCGAACTGCGGTCTGGTGGTCTTCTCGCCTGGCGACACCGGTGTGGTCGTGTGCACCTTTGGTGCGACGGCGGTGCCTCCCTTTGGTCCAAGGCTGGGAGTGATGGACCTGGTGGGCGCGTGGCGCGACGGGTTCTGGGGAGACAGTCTGCACAGCCAATATGCCACGAGGATCGACGTCGGCGGGACCGTCGGGTTGATGGATGCGGCCCATGGTGGCGAGATTCGACTGAGGGTCGGGAATGCGGATGCAAGGGAAACTCACTTGGTTCTCGGCAGCGTAGCCGGCGGCTTCGATACCCTCAATGCTTCTTCGGGCTGGGTTATGCTGGCCAGGTTCAAGGTGGTCCCGCTGACTAGCGTGATTCACTGGATGGGCGCTTGTTCTCAGCCGGGTCTCACGACTGACAGAATCATGGTTGGCCTCTATAACGGGTCGGCGTACTGGATGATGCGGGTTACTGCCAGCGGGTCGAGCAGTAACGTATATTCGACGGTGGTCGCGGATTCGGAGTGGCATCTGCACGCTCTGGACGTGACTAGCGAGCGGGTGAAGTACTTCGTCGACGGCGAGTTAGTGGCAACGTGCACTGAGAACATCCCGACCGGTGTGGTGATCACTCCGACGATCCGGTGTCGGAACTATAGTGCTGCGTACAAGTATTTCTACATGGGTGAGTGGTGGGTGATTCCGAGGGGATTGGTGTAGGCAAGGGAGGAAGTGATGGCTGACATTTACGCTTACTCGTATCTCGATGCGTCTGGTCTGGTGAAGACGGGGCCTGGGGTCCTGCACTCGGTGACGGTGTCGGCGGCGGCGGCTGCTGTGACGGCGACGGTGTACGACGAGGTCGCTGGTGCTGGCGACGTGATCGCGGTGATCACGTCGATAGTGAATGACACCAAGTGCGCCATCTTCGACGTCGCGTTTGGCGTGGGCTGCTACGTGACGCTGGCCGGCGCTGGCGGCATGGCGACGGTGGCTTTCGAGTGAGCGCTCTGGCCGACTTGAGAGACCTGGTCGAGCTCGACCTGGACGATAGCGGCAACGCCATCTGGTCCACGGATGATATCGACCGGGCCATCAAGAGAGCGCTGGTACAGTACGGCGAGGTCAATCCTCAGCAGGTCGTGGGCACGATCGCGCTGGCTGCCGATGGACGCGAGATCAGCCTGGCGACTTTGACGGGTCTGTCGCGGGTGGTGAAGGTGTGGTACCCGTACACGTCGACCGATCCCGAAGACCCTCCTAGTTGGGTCCGATGGGAAACCTGGGCTGGGACGCTGTACGTGGCCTCGGGTGCGGAGCCTGCCAACGGCGACACGGTGCGCGTGTACTACCACAAGCCGCATACCATCGAGGACCTGGACGCTGCGGCGGCGACGACTGTGGCTGCACAGGACGAGGAGGTGATAGTCCTCGGTGCCGGTGCTTACGCCGCTTTGCAGCAAGGCCGGTCGGCTGTGGGCGCTGCCGGCGTCTCTACGAAGACTCCCGAACACTGGATGCGATGGGGCCTGAACCGGATGGATGCGTTCTACGATGCGCTGCGTGCCGTTCGGACGAGGGAGTTACGGAAGATCGACAAGCGGGTGCCGATGCACGAAGACGGTTGGCATCGAGACGAAGAGTTTCGGGATGGGATATAGGTCTGCGATGGTGACAGAGGCGGCTACCAGGTCGCGGGGTTCTGTCGCCATCGTCGTGTCTCGGTGGTGACAGGAGGTCCGGCGACGTCGGCGCCTTTTGTCGCCAATGGTGACAGCGATCGGAGATCTCCAGCACAGTCTTGTTGCCAATGTCACCTGGTCGGCGAAAGAGGGAGAGCGGAGGGGGTCCCTCCCCGAAGCGGGTCGCCGATGGTGACAGTGCAGGGACCTACCATGATCATCGCGGTCTTTTGTCACCAGACGAAGGGGGTAACATGCCGAAGGCAGTGAAGCCGATAGCTTACGTCGTGAAGAAGTTCCTCTCGGATATTCGCTGGTTTTCGAAGCTGGTGATCGGCCGTCCTCTACGTGAATACCAACTGGCCCCAGCCTACGCGATCCTGGACTCGGTGCTGAACCAACGCGGCATGTCTTTCGCGGTGGTCTTCTCGCGGCAAGCTGGGAAGAATGAGGTCTCCGCTCAGCTAGAGGCGTACCTGCTGAACCTCTACCAGCGCAAGGGTGGATTCATCGTCAAGGCTGCCCCGACCTACAAGCCCCAGCTCATCAACTCCAAGATGCGCCTGGAAGAGTGCCTGGACAACGACTGGAACCGTGGGCACGTCCGCGGCAAAGAGGGGTACATGATCTTCCTCCGCAAAGCTGCCTGCGTCTTTCTGTCGGCCGATCCGTCAAGTAGTGTGGTAGGTGCGACGGCGTCGATCATGCTGGAGTGCGACGAAGCCCAGGACGTGAGTGAAGACAAGTGGGAGGTCGACTTCACGCCGATGGCAGCCTCGACGAACGCGACACGGGTGTTCTACGGGACGGTGTGGACGTCCAGGACGATGCTGGCCAAGATCACGCGTCAACTGCTGCTGGACGAACAGGCTGATGGCCGGCAGAGAGTGTTCTACGTGGACTGGGAGATGGTGGCTGCGGAGGTCCCCAACTACGGCAAGTACGTCGAGCAGGAGATCACCCGCAAGGGCCGGCACCATCCCATGATCAAGACCCAGTACTACCTCGAGGAAATCGACAGCCAAGGCCGGATGTTCGATGACCGTCGACAGGCGGTCATGCAAGGGGACCATGAGCGGTTGACCGCTCCGGTCCCCGAGACGATCTATGCGGCGACGCTAGACGTGGCTGGCGAGGACGAGGAGATGACAGGGGACGAGCTACGGACGGCGAAGCCTCGCAAGGATTCGACGGTGGCCACAATCTTCGAGGTCGACCTGCGGACCCTGAAGGACCCTCTTCTCGCTGCTCCGTCCTATAAGGCGGTGGACGTCTTCGTGGACACGGGCACGAAGCACACGCATCTCTACGGCAAGCTGAGAGCTTACTTCGAGCACTGGGAAGTCCGGCGTATCGTTGCGGACGCCTCCGGTGTGGGCGCTGGCCTGGTGTCGTTCCTGTCCAGCCGGCAAGCCTTCGGTGCCCGTGTGATCCCTTTCCAGTTCTCGCCTCCAAAGCGGAAAAGTGACCTGGGGTGGGACTTCCTGACCGTGGTGGAGACAGGACGTTTCAAGATGTACCGCGACGATGGGTCCGAGGACTGGCGGGACTTCTGGCTGCAAGTGGACGAAACGCGGTATGAGGTCTCCGAGGGCGAAGAGAAGCGCATGAAGTGGGGTGTGGTGGACGCGAAGATACACGACGATCGTGTGATATCCGCGGCGCTGGTGGCCGAGCTAGACAAGCTGAAGTGGAGTCTGCCAGGGAAGTCGGTGGTGATCGAGGCTGCGGACGTCCTGGACGAGATCGACGCTGGCAAGTTTTAACGCGAATGGAATCGCGAATGGCGCGAATCAGGCGAAGGACGCGAAAGGGTGGATGGTGACAGGGTGCGTGGATCCGCAGCGGAGTCTTGTCGCCAGTGGTGACAGATAGCGGCTGGCAGATCTGCGAGGGGGTGTTTTGTCACCAGGGGACAAATTGGCAATTTGTCCTACGGGGGGAGGTAGGATGCACACGTGGCGGGTGGTGCTGATCGCGCTCACGATGATCATGGAGGCTCGGGGCCAGCCAGAGCTAGGCAAGGCGATGGTGGCACAGGTGATCATGAACAGGGGTGGCCAGGAGAATGTCGAACAGGTGCTCTATCAAAAGGGTCAGTTTGCGGTGTGGTCACCGGACGTCTTCGGACCTGGTCACTCTCTGCGTATGGCGGTGCTGGTCTGTGACTCGATCGGGGCTTTTCCGGATGATCCCTGGTGTGTCGAACGGTGGATGGCGTGGTGCTCTCCAGAGTGGCCGGCGTTCAAGATTGGCGACGCGGAGTACTGGGAAGAGGTACTGGGTATCGCGGTGTTCGTTTATTCCGGCGAGTGGGTGCCTCCTGCTGATCTAGCTGACAAGACTCACTTCGATAATCCTATGTTCTGGCCGGAGGGTCTTCCCCCCTGGCTACAAGACTGTGTGGAGGTAGGCGATCATGTCTTCTGCAAGTGACCTGAAGTGGAAGTATCTCGGCGATGCGGGCCGCGGGCTGTTCTATGGCATCTGCCTGGGTCTGTTGATCACGTTCGTCATCGGTCTGGTGGGTGCAGTGATGGGTCATTACTGCCTGGTGCCGGTGCCGCCTGGCTGGTGTCCATGGTGACGGGGCACCCTTGCGAAGGTGTGAAAGAACCTTCGCAAGGGGAGGCGGCCTCAGCGGCACGGAGGACGGGAAACGCCTGGATTATTCTTACGTCTCATTCGTTTCCCGTCCGTAGTGCCGATATGGTGACAACGATCGGTGGCGCCGGCCGGCCGGCTGTCGCCAAACGACAGATTGCCAATCTATCCTACCAAGGGAGGAAAACGTGGGTATTTTGAGGCCTGGTCTGCACTTTCACAACGCGAGCGGGATCACTCCGGCCGACGTCGATATCGTCCGGCGGTGGTCTCCTCTGAGCCTGCTGGAGGCGATGGACGGTGTGGTCAGTAACCAGATGCCGTTGCTCAAGGACTGCTGGGAGATGGCCGGTCGCCCTCCGTTGGTTTTGCGTTTGTATTACGAGCCGCGCCGTGGGGGTCCGAACGTGTGGGGTGTACACGCGATGGAGACGGTGGTCATGGCGAAGAAGTGCATCGCTGCCGGCATCCCCGTCGAGAAGCTGATCCTGAAACCGTTCAACGAACCGAACATGCCATCGTGGGCAAACTGGGAGGGATTCGGCGACAAAGAAGCTGACATGGTGCGGTACAACGAGGCGCTGCTGCTGTTCATCGGCATAGTCAAAAGGGAGTTACCAGGCGTCAGGGTCGGTGGGCCTCACCTCACGGTCGGCAACAGAGACGTGCGCTTTCCGAGTGACCCTGTCGGCGTGTACTACTACCACGGAGCGAGTGGCCTGTTCAAGGCCAGCCGGTGCAGCGATGCGCTCAGTGCCCTGGACGTCCATTTCGTCCACACCTACGGCATGCAACCTGGGCAGTATGCCGACCGTGCTCACGGTCTCCGGTTCCTGGAGTACGAGAAGTATCTCCAGGGCAAGGACATCTACATCGTCGAAGGTGCCTATGGCATCTCCTCGGGGCAAGCTGCGGATCAGAACACGGTGCGCGCTCAAGAGACCGCTGCCTACCTCCGGCTGCTCGGCGAGAATTACCCTCAAGTGAAGGGGATCGCGCTGTGGATCGGTGGGGACCCTGGCGTGGGCTGGTTCGCCTTTTGCCACAGCAACGGGCCGAACCCTGAATCTCACCGTCCGGTCGTGTACGCGGTCGAGGCCGCTTGCCACGAAGGGTCACCTGAGCCGCCTCCTGAGCCTCCCGCTCCGCCTCCTCCTGCGCCTGTCCCGACGCCGGTGGTGGAGTTCGTGGGACTGAGTGCGCGGATGATGTCCATGATCAGCGTGCTGCCGGCAGTCAATCGCGGCATGGCACACTGGAAGGTCGAACGGATCGAAGTCCAGCCGGAAACGGATCACCAGAGCCTGTTTGCGGCGGTGCCCATTGGGAGCAAGGTGGTGGTGCGGTTCTCGTGGCCTGGCGGCGAGAGTTTCGGCGCTCCTGGGCCGGATGCGTATGCTCCGGTCGGTGCCAGAGAGTGGTCGGCCTCGATGCCGATGTTCGAGCCGTGGGGGGCGTACGGCGTGACGGTGGTTGGCAACAGCGAGAAGGTGACGGGCCTCGGTCTCTATGCCGACGACCTCAACGTAGACTACAAGGGTCATCATCCGGTGGTGGTCTCGTTCAAGCGGGCCGCTGGAGAGACGCCAGAGCCTCCACCACCGCCTCCACCGCCTCCGCCATTACCACCGCTGCCGCCTCCTGCTCCTCCTGACGCTGGAGAAGACACCTACAAGCTGATGAAGGCGTTCCCTCGTGCTGGAATCGCTCACGTGGTTGATTTGCGTGACGAAATAGAATCGTTCTCGGACATGGTGGCGGTTCGGGACTTATGGCGGCTGTTCGACGCGATCCGTCTGGTGGTGGTGCACCACAGCGGTTCGGACTTCGAGGGCCAGACTCCTCTCTCCATCGCCAGGTACAGGGTCGAGCAGAAGGGGGACCCGACGATACCATATCACTTCTGCGTCGACTTCCTGGGACGGCTGTACTTCACGGCCAGGCTTTGCTACAGGCTGCCCAACAGTGGGGTATCTGCGGCGAACGCTGAATCGGTGTCGGTGTGCCTCCTCGGCGACTATCGGCGGGGCAAGATGGAGCCGACGCTCGCTCAGTTGGATACCCTTCGGCGTCTGATCTGGCACGTGCTCCCTGAGTTCCTGGGTGGCGGTTGGGGACGGTACAGGGGATTCTACGTGATCCCTCATGGCCGGCTGGTAGACACGGAGTGCCCTGGCGAGAATCTGGCGAGGTCGCTGGTGTGGTTGGGGATGTGGCCAGAGCTCGCGTTTTTTCGGCAGGAGCCGGCTGGTGACCGGCTGCTGGGATAACGAGTGGGAAGCGGAGGCGTGCAGGGTGCGGCTGGAGCGGGATCATGGGCTGCGGACGTGGCTGGAGTGGGTGGACTGGTGACAGGGATCGCGAATGGAATCGCGAATGAGCGAAAACGGCGAAGGACGCGAAAAGGGAGCCTCCTTCGATACACCGCTCCCTTCGATACGGGCTACGCTCTACTCAGGGCCTACTTAGGGTGAACCGCACTCAGGATGCCGAGTGGTGACAGATGGGCTTGTGGCTCCACAGAGGGCTTGTTTTTGTCTCCAAATTGGCCAGGCTGGTGGCGACAGGTGCAGTTGGGCCCAGCGCTCACGGTGGCACCAATGGTGACAAGTGGATCTGACCCGGGCCGTGATTCTGACACCAATGGCGACAGGTTTCGATGTGGCCAGGTGCCGGTGTGTCTCCAAAGTGGTGACGGGTGCAGTCCATCGATGGAGCGGTTCTGTCTCCAAGGTGGCGACAGGGTTTTTAGCTCGAGCGGCGGTTCTGTCTCCAAGGATGGTGACAGGCGGTCTCTGGCTCCGATCTGATCAGGCAAGGTTTTGTCTCCAAACGGGGGTCTGACATGAAGGGTCTGACAGGTACACTGCTGGCGGCGCAGAAGAAGGCAAGGGCAAAGCCGTACGTCGCGGTGCTGATTCAAGACAAGCTGGGGGCCAACCAACGGCTGTCGTGGTCTCAGTGCTACACCGACGCTGTGGACGACCGTCCGATGGCCATGTGCATCGCTGGGGATAACTCGATCGTGCGGGCCTACTCGGAGGGTGCGGGCAACCTCTACTCGCAACGGGTCACGGACCCGACGGTGGAAGCGCAATGGAATACGTGGAGTGACCGGTCTGCTCAGTGCTCTCACATGAATCAGATCTACCTCGTGGCTCAGAACAGCGGGACGTACGTCTGGCTGTTCTACATCTCGCGGTCGGACCTGATCCTCTACTGCAAAGAGAGTTCGGACTATGGCGCGTCGTGGGGTGGATCGGTGACGGTGAAGACCAACGCGGCTGGCAGCCCGCTGGAGAGCGTCTGTGCTGCTGTCAGTTCTGGTACTGACCTGATCTGTTTCTACTCGTCGGGGGTCGCTGGTGCCTATGACGTGAGGCTGTGGCGCAAGAAGCGAACGGCTGGCGCCTGGGGAGGGGCTGGGGTCTCTGGGAGCGTGCCGGTGTGGAAGGTTCGTGGTCTGACCTGCCACAAGACCGACGACTACAACCTGATCTATGGAGCCGAGCAGGCGGGGACCGAGTTCGGCTTTGAGACGCCTGTCCCTCGCGTCTGGTGCCTCTACAAGACGGTGTACGGGAATGGGGTCAACGTCGCTGCGGACACCTGGGCGACTGCGGAGGTGATCGAGCGGACGGATGCGGGCACGTCGTTCGCCTCGGCGTGGCCGTCTCTGACCTACGTGGATATGTACCGTGCTCTGTTCACCGGCTACCTGGTGGGCGAGGACTATTCGCGAGTGGTGCGGATGCGTGGCATCTACGGCGACGAGTTCATGAACACGGAATGGACTGATCCTTTTCCCTTCAAGGCCGAAGGCGGGCCGTTCGGGATGGTCACGGCGTACAGGGTCAACGGTGATGGCTACGTGTACGCTTGCTGCTCGAACGCTGCCTATCGAGCGGCTGCTGCTGGGCATGCACAGGTCGACGTCTCCTCTCGGGTGGTGAAGTACAAGGCTGTCGACCGGTGGACTGGCCACAAGGCGTCGGGGGTCTCGGTGGACTATGGCCAGTTGATCGCGCCGGAGATCTTCGCTGAGATATGGCTGGACAACAGCGACGGCGGTCTGAACACTCTCGGTACTGGCTCGTTCGCTGCTTTCACTCGTGGCGCCATGGTCGTTCTCCGTCGAGGCTACGAGGGTACCATCGGGAATGAGTACTCACCGTGGCCGTCGGTGTGGCTGGAAGATTACGAGTATGTGGTGGACTTCCGCGGCAAGTCCTACCTGGTGCTGTACTGCATCGGACCATGGGCGCAATTCTCCGGCATGGCTGCTCAAAGGCAGTATCATTGGGTGGACGACGAGGCGACGGTGGCCGCGATCGCTCAGCGGGTGTTCGCCTTGGCGGGGTTCCGGTTGACCGATGGTGGCGAGGCGTCGGCCGAAATCTCCAGTCTCAAGCCGTCGATAGTGATCCATCCTGGGCAAGACCTGCGGGGTGCTGCCCTGACGGTCTTGTCGAAGGTCTCGGACTTCGTCTATTGGGAGGGGAGCACGGCGTACCTGAAGGAGCTGGCCAGTGACGAGGCCAGCGATTATACCTATGGTGGCGCTGGCGAGCACGTGATCATCTCCGGTCGTTATGGGGTTCGGTCCCCTGCCTACGATCACATCGAGGTCTTCTCGGCTCTGAGTGCGACGGGCATCCCGACGTTTGGCGACGAGGTCGACTATGCGGAGGTGGACCTGGTCGGCCATCGCCTGCAGAAGGTCTTCGATTATGCCTATGACACTGATGCTGAGTGTGACACTCGCGCTGTCTCTCAGTTGCGGAAACATGATGCGTCGAAGAAGCGTGGGGAGCTAGTGACGATCCCGAACGTGGGCCTCCAGTTGCTGGACGTGGTGACGGTGACTGACAGTCGGGCCGGCATCTCCGCGGAGATCTACAGGGTGCGAGGGATCGAGGAAACGTACGACACGACGAAGCCTCCGCTGGTGTATCGGCAGAGGGTAACGCTGGGGGGACGGTGACCGCCGGAGCTTGTTGATATCCCCAGAATGTGATATGGTTTGCGGTGATACATCGCGATGCGACTGGCAAGGCCATGGTGCACGGGGCAGGCACCATCTGGCGACGACAGGTCAGGGGGTGAAGTGTGTACGAATCGTTTGAGGTTCATAATTTCCGATGCTTCGAGGATCTGAGCATTAGTGACTTGCAGCGGGTGAATCTGATAGCGGGGCTGAACAACGTCGGCAAGACCGCGCTGCTAGAGGCGCTGTTCGTGCACGCGGGGGCGTACAACCCCGGGTTGACGCTCAAGCTCAATGCCTTGCGGGGAGTGGAGAGCGTGAGGGTAGAGTTGGGTGCATGGGTCGGAGGAACAGTATGGGATTCCTTGTTTGAGGATTTCGACACGTCTCGGACGGTGGAGATCGTGGGCCAAGTGCGGGGTCTCGGGCCGAGGACCGTTCAGCTCAGGGTCATTCGCGATGCACAGGAACTAGCGACCAGTACCTACTTCATCACTGGGCCGGAGGAGCGCGAGAAGGCGGCGCTGGCCTCTCGCGCGGCTCAGGTTCTTGACCTCACGTACGACGAGCCCGGGGGTCGTGGGAGCTATCGGATGATCATTGACGAGAAGGGGCCTCCTCGCGTGCACCCACTTCCGCCCCCTCCTCCCTTTCAAACGTATTTCCACACTGATCGCGCTCATGTGCCAATGCGCGAGAACGCGGACCTGTTCAGTAGGTTGCAGGTGGAGCGTCGCGTGGATGCGCTCGTCAAGGTCCTGAGAATCGTCGAGCGCGATCTTCAAGGTCTTGAACTGATCATGGAGGGTGGCGAGCCTGTGCTGCATGGAGATATGGGGAAGAGGCGCCCAATCCCCTTGCCTTTGATGGGGGGTGGGATGGTTCGGCTAGCGGGCTTGGTGTTGCGCATGGCAAACGCGCCAGGAGGAGTCATGCTAGTCGATGAGATTGAGAACGGTCTTCATCATTCGATCCTCCTTGATGTCTGGCGCGCCGTGGGACGACTGGCGCGTGAGTGGGACGTGCAGGTTTTTGCTACGACGCACAGCTTGGAATGCGTTGCTGCGGCGCACACAGCCTTTGCAGAAAGCATCGAGTATGATTTTCGTCTGCATCGGCTGGAGCGCGTAAAGGGTGACATTCAAGCTGTGACGTATGAAAGGGAAACCCTTGAGGCGGCGATTGAGACGGGGCTAGAGGTACGATGATCACCTTGCGGACTAAGGAGATTAGTCAACCCAACGTACTGGTCGTCGAGGGTCCGGATGATAACCACTTCTTCGCAGCCTTTGTCAGACACCTAGAGCTGCGCAACGTGCAGATCGTGGACATTGGAGGTAAGACCCAGTACCGCAATAGGCTCGGTGCAGTGACCAAGCTGCGAGGGTTCGCGGAGAATGCCGCCTCTCTGGCCTTGGTGAGAGATGCCAATAGCGACCCCTCCGGCGCTTTTCAGAGTGTCAGAGACGCTTTGGACGCCTTGGGTTTGCATGCACCCCCAACTCCTTTACTGCTCGGTGGCTCTAACCCCCAGGTGATCGTCACGATCCTGCCGGGGCCTGGGCAGCCCGGCACGTTGGAAGACCTATACTTGAAGACAGTGCATGGTGATGCAGCCATGGCCTGCGTAGAGCGCTACTTTGAGTGTCTGCAAGGGCAAGGGGTTCCGTGGCCGCGCCAGTTGTCTAAGGCGAAGGTTCAGGCGTTCCTGGCTTCAAGCCCGGAAGCGGATGCACGTCCAGGCATAGCAGCCGAGAGAGGATATTGGCCCTGGGATGCGGATATCCTTGAGGACGTGAAGACCTTTCTTCAGACATTCGCTTCCCAATGACAGCTGTGAAGGGGACGATCCTGCCCCGGGTGCGTTGACCAGCCCGAAAGCGGCAGCACCTTAATGATGCCCTGTGAGAGATGCCGCCTGTGTGGCGCTGAACTCGTAGAGAAGGAGGTCGAGAAACTCCTACGCGGAGGCGTGCACACTGCCGTCTTGAAGGTCCGCGCCGAAGTCTGCCTTCGTTGCGGCGAGCGCCTGTACTCAGAGCAAACCGTCAGGCGATTTGAAGAAATCAGAGCCAAGCTGGAGCGGCAGGAAACGGCAGAGTTCGAAGTCATGGGCCAATCGTTTCAAGTGACGTGACGGCAGAAGCCAGCCAGGCAGAAGCCCCGTCGAATCATGCCTCCACGCGAGCCAGGAGATCAATCTCCTGGCTCAACCCATGAAGTCCCTACGGGACTTGTTGACTGTAGCGCGGGAATGCCATTCCCGACCGCCGCCCCTCGCCTGACGCCTGGCAACAGATCCTCCCGACCACGCCATGCCACTTATGGTAAACTCTGCTATTAATGAAGGTGAGTAGGACCACGGCTGCACAGCGGTGAGAGATGAGACAAGTGATAATCTACCCCGGCGAGGATGGATACTGGGTCGCTGAATGTCCAAGCCTGCCAGGGTGCGTGAGCCAGGGAAGATCAAAGGAAGAAGCCGTGGCCAACGTGAGGGAAGCGATTCTCGCATACGTTGCTGCACTGGAAGAAGACGATCTTCCGGTCCCAGAGGAGCGCTTTGAAACGCTCGTTGTGGCCGTATGACCAAGTTGCCGAGTTCTTGAAGTTCTTGTGATCTAGGCCGCACGCTCGAGGCTAACCCTACAACTCCCCCATTCTTCCCCTCACACCTCAAGAGCCTATCGGCCCCCCGTCCCCCTTCAACGCCCACCCTCCACAGGGAACTCGCACCACACACCGCCTCTGCAAAAGTGAGGTCCCACCACATGTCTCATCCTACCTTCCTAGTGTAGTTCCCCCAAACGATGATCCCGCGTGGATCTCGGGTGAGATCTACCGTCTGCGAGGGATCGAAGAGACGTACGACACGCACAGAAAGCCGCCTATCTACAGGCACGAGGTTACGTTTGGCGCGCGATGAGGCCTGATGTGTCGTGTTATTCTGAGGACAACAGCGCTTGCCACAGGTATCAGACCATGATACAATTCGTTTGCGTGACGTTGTGCTACATTATCAATGCTATCGGGAGGGTAGACCATGCCACAGGTGACCTGGATTGATCTACCGGCCCTGCTGACTGATGTCGTCGCGAACTTCGTTGCCAACGTGTGCGCAGGCATCCTGTTTGCCATCTTCGCAGCAGCCGTGCTGTGGTTGGCGGGCAAGGAGCTAGGCATCCTCGGGCAAGCGCGCGAGCGCAAAGAGCGACGGCTGCGAGACATGCGCAGGGCCGTACGACACCTGGAGCTGCTCAGCGAGGAAGTCCCCTCGCTGCTGGAGAAGATACCGAAATGGCGTGAGGATCTGACCAAGCTCGCCTGGGGAAAGGTGTTCATCATCTCCACTCCGGCCTGGGACTCGGCCCAGTTGAGCGGTGAGTTGGCCAGACTCGTCGAGCCCGTGCTATTGGAGGGCCTGGTGCACTTCTATGACGGGCTGGCCTGCACCGAGCGTTGGTTGCCTCTGCTGGCGCAAAGCTGGCTGGTGTCCGAGAACGAGATCGACAGTCCAGAAGGCAAACGCACTGCGGTCATCGCGATGGCGGTCGGAGGGCTGGCCCAGGCGGGGGAGGTCGGTCACACCCTGATGTGGCGCGTGGAATCGGAGATTACAAGGCTGAATAGCAAGCTCCCTGGGGTAGCAAAGGATGCTCACGCCAGGGACAGCGAGACGGTGGCCGCCAAACCCGAGGGATAACCTCTTCCCTTCGTGGATCGGGCGGCGGGAGACGCCGGACGTCGAACGCCTGGGGCAATCCTTCTAAAGGGCGTGATTCGACGATGGCGCAGAGATCGCCAGGAAGTCCCATAGGGACTTTTCGATTGTAGCGGGGGAATTCCATTCCCCCGCTAGCTGCTCTGGCCCAGAAATCCCCGGTCAGTGCAGTTCTGGCCTCGATTGAGCCGGGTAATGCCGGCGTGGTTTGCGTCAGTCCGGCGTGTCTCAATGCGCCCCAGCCAGGCCGACTGCCATAGCCGGCCCGGTGCAGTGCGCCCTTCACGTCAGGAGGGTCACCTGCCCCACAAGGGCTTTCAAACGCACCAAGACATCGTCCCAGTCCGGGAGCTCGCCAGCCACCAGCGTCTGCAGGCTCGCATTCCAGTTGAGATGCGCTGCGTGAAGAAGTTCGTGGGTGAAGAAATCATCGAGGTGGTAAAAACCCACTTCGCGGTGCGCGCACTTCTTATGCAGAATTGCGCGGACTTGGTCTGCATCCAGTGTGTGCCCGAGGTCCTCAAGGATTCGCCATAAATCGTAATAGTCTCGGGCGTGCCGACGGCTCCACCCCCGCTCAATGATCCTCTGCTCGGTCTGAAGCAGGGTGCGGAGCTTCTCTGCCACAATCTCCTCAAGCTGGTAGCAGGAGACATTAGCGAGTAGCTCCTCGCCTTCATATCCGTGGATCAGGGGGCGTTTCTGTGGCGCGAGAAGGATCGCCTCATCGTGGCTGACCTCCAGTTTGATCGAGCAGAGCGCCTGCCGATGCCAAGGAAACTGGACTCGGATCACGAATGCCTCCTGCCCGCGGGGATGGGGTCGACGCTCAGGATAGCGTGCAAACTCCACCGCGAACGGCCCGTGGGCTGACAACAGCGCGCTGACGCCTTCGGCGGCCGCATGCAGGGCTTGCGCAAGTTCGTCCTGCTTGGGAGCACGGTCAGCCGACGAGAAGTCGAGATCCTCCGAGAAGCGGTAGTCTCCGAAGAATAGCTTCTTGAGCGCTGTGCCTCCCTTGAATACCAGAGCGTCAGTGAGCTCCGCACGCGAGGATACGCCCGCCAAGACATAGCTGAGCGCGTAATCCTTCTCGACCACATCCCGCGGTACGCCGTGCTGCCGTGCCGCGTCTTGAATGCGATAGCGCAGCGTTCTCACGACTCCCTCGCTATCGGAAGGTTGTCCTGGATCATCCACCGCTTGTCGCACGGGCCACGGCGGGGACGAGAGGGATCGAGCGCGTGATAGCCAGTCGCCGGCATGTCAAGGAGCGGCTGCAACACGGACTCCGCGACATCCGCCCGTTCAAGTGCCCAGCCGAGACGCTTCGCCACCGAGAACTTTCCGTATCGAAGCGCGTATGTGACCAGCTTGCCTACAAGTAGGGTGTGCGCGTGGTCTTCCAGCACTGCCAGCCCCTCCGCCAAACCTCCGAAGAACCGCGGTGAGACGAAGGTCTCGAGCACGGTGCGCTCACGATCCGTGATAGGAATCCTTGAGTTCTGATCCACCCAAATCTCCTCGATTCCGAAGAAATGCTCCCTCTTGACGGAAACGTACTCATAGCGGACCCCAGCGATCTCCCACGCGTGGCGACGCCTGCCTTTGCCATGGGAGCCCCGCATGCTGGGAGTCACCACCTTCTTGGG